GGTCTTCATAAATAGAAAATCATCCAAAATATCAGCAATCTCTACATATCGTTTTGGGCCAGAATTAAGGCTTGTAAAGATTGCTATTTTTAAAACACCGCCTACGGAGTTAAAATTTACTGATTTCGAATCAGTCAATATAGACACACGAATAAATTCATCTTTATCAACTAAGACATTATCAGGATAAGTAGGTATGTTTTTAGCTTTCCATTCATCAGACGCAAATATCGAAAATATCGAGTCAAATGTATCAACATATCTACCCATTACTTATACTCCTTGTGGCTTTGAAATACGAGATGAAACCATCATTCTTGACAATTTCACTTATTACCCATTTGTACGTATCATCAACAAAATAACTATAGACTTTTAAATCAGGTACATCTGCTGTTTTAGCTAAAAATTCTTTAGAAATCTTGTCAATCGTTTTGTTATCTTTTTTAGATTCAATAGGTATGACTTGTATATTTGTGGCTATTGCGCTTGCCTCATTAGTAGCCATTGTATCAAAATTATACCCATCATCTTTTTGATAAAAATCGACAAAGATAGCTAAACTCTTTAATTTACCAAATACAATTTTTAGATTTCTATCTATAGTATTTTTTATCAATTTGCCCTCCACCAACTTCTAGAGCTGTTTTTAAGGAGAGGCTTTATAAGATTTCTAACTGTTACAGGGATTTTACTTGGACTTTGTATATTATGCATTTCGATTGAACCTATGTGAATATTCTCTACACGACCTTCATCATCAAGCAGCCCATCATTATAGATCAAATGATAAGCTAATTCAATAGTCGCTTCAAGTATACGCCTAGGCACTGCCGTTTCAGTTATTTCAAAACCAAATTTAGGCTCAAAATATGTACAATTACGAGGAAAGGCGAGGTGCTGATCTTTATCTATAATTACACCTCGCCATTCTTTCTCATCCAAATATCTTGTAGCAGTTATAAGGGCTTTTTCTCTTAGTATATCAGTAGCTTCATCCCATTCGGCGACATCGACTTTATCAGCCATATAGGTTGCAGCTTCTTCTAATGATACATAACTATTTTCACCCTTTATCAAAGACATTTTAAAACCTCTTAGCTATGGAATACAGGAAGAATCCCAAGGCTCAATGCAGAAGTAAATTTACGTTCCCAAGTACCAGTAGTATCAGCCAACAAATCTGTTGCTGTACCAAGTGCTTTAGGTGTGCCTGACTCTACAACATTCATAAAATCGGCGTCTGACGGGAAGTCACTCTCAGCACCAGCCCAGTTGTAACCAGCCGGATGTGATACATAACCCCAACGATACCAGATATCAGTAACACCACCACCTTTGTAAGCAGCGCCACGACGAGTGATCTCAACATCCTCATCAATAGTGAGTGCATTCATATTAACAGCACCAGGCAGTACGATGAAACTAGTAAGTGAACCAGCAATATCTACACCTGCACCTGTGTTAATCTTAGTAATCTCTGCAGCAGTAAAAGACTGAGTAGCACGAGTCAGTACAATACGGAATTTACCACTGAACAGAGTATTGAATTCAACATTACCATCAACTACTTTATCACTATCTACAAGATTTGCAGAGCGTAGAGAAGCAAGGACAGCAGGAGAGGTAACAAGATAAGCATAATCAGGCTCATAGTCTTTATAAGCCATACCGATAGCTTGCAAGAAACCTTCGGCACGCTGTGCGCCCTGACTAGTAGTAGTCGCGTCGGTCACGAGACCATCTAAACCAAGATCTACATAGAACCCATATTTCTTATCAGTAGGATCATTGTCAAAAGTCTGACCACCAAGACCAGCAGAGCCAGAGGCAGCTGCAGCACCATAAAGTGCTTCGGACAGTGCAACACCTTTCAAAGTAGAAAGAATTGCATTATGCTCATCTTGAGCACGTGTTACTGCAAAGTCACGACCAATCTTAGCAAGACCATCCTGCTTAGATACGACTTTAGTGAGGTTAATTTTGTTTGCACCGTGAGTACGAACTGTCTTGATATAACGAAGGTATTCAGATTCAGAATCTGTAGGAGTACCATCAGTATCATCAGTAAGAGAGGCGACATTGATTACCGGATTCAGAGGCTTGTTCCAGCGCATCTGACCGATGAATGTTTCGCCTTCGGTATCAATTTCATCATTAGTGGAAACGAGTTCTGTACCAGAAAGCTTCTTAGCAGTAGTATATTCCTCATCACTATACATTCCGATAGCTTCTTGAAGAACATAATGCTGTGAAGATTCACCAGAACCCCCTCCAAAAGTAAATTCAGCTGTCATTTAATTATCCCTTTCTATTACGTTTCAAATTACCAGAAGCAATTTCATTCAGGATAGTACTAGTACCCATTTTCTTAACTGATCCTGGATTTGAATTAGAGTTTGAATTTTTATTGGGAGGAGCACCACCGCCTGAATTTTTCTTAGGTTTCAAAAGAAACTCATTATCCGGATGCTCCAAATATTTCTTTACATATTCACTAATAGGTGAGCCGTCTTTAGCTACCCAATCACCACTTTCATTTTGCACGACATTCTTAATAATAGCTTCTTCTGCAAGCACTGCTGCATTAGAGCTTCTGAAATCAAAATCAGTCAAAGCACTCTTAATTTTGGAATCACGAGCAAGCTTAGTGTTCTGAGATTTAAGAGCTTCCATTTCTTTCTGGATGTCTTGCATCTTCATTTCATAAGCTTCTTTCTCTTTCCCTGCTTCTTCTAGATTCTTGATTTCTTCTTTACGTTTTTCATCTTCAATCTTTTTCAACTGTTCGAGGGCTTCATCTCGTTTGGAGTAAGCTGCATCCAGTTTGGATTTGATGTCTTTAACGGCTTCTGCCACTTTTTGATCGACATCTTCTTGTGAAAACCCATCACTGTTTTTCGACAGCGCGTCTTCCTTACGCTTGAGCTCTTCCTCTTTCTTAGCCAATTCTTCTTCTTTGGCCTGAATTTCTTCTTCTGTCATGATATCTCCTTTGAGTACAACTCTTAAAAACTATAAATACAATCTATAGTTTTTCCATAAATTTTATATTCTTTAACTGTAACCTGAATTAACCTACTCCGTACCAGTAACGATCATCGTCAAAATTTTCCTTAACTTCTTGTAAAATTTGATCTTTTTTAAGGATGTCTTCTTCCTTGAGTGTACGCCCACCAATTACAGACTTGCCCTTTACTGGTATTAATCCTCTATCAATAGCATCTTGAAGATATTTATCATACAATTCTTGACTTAAGCCTCTTCTTTTCATTTCATCTAAAACTTCTTTTATGATATTAACTTCAAGAGTATCAGCATATATCTTCCTCAATGCATGCCTGGCTTGTAACATTTGTCCAGCATTTGTAAAGAAGGCATCGTGAATAGTACTAGTAGGTATTTTATTATCAGCGCCCCATTCATGAAAACGCTTAACAAGTACAGCATCGTTACTATGATTGCCGTTAACACCGAATGCAGTTTTGGCCTTACCCGCATCAGCTATATCGTTTATAGTGCCTTCTTTATTAACAACTTGATCCCACCAACTAGCTTCAGTCTTCTGTGGTATTTGTACAATATTGTTAACCCATTCACCATCTTCGTTCTTATAAGTGAGTCTTTCTTCAAACTTCTTAGTATAATTTTGCTCAAGTACCTTCTTATCAAAATTAACCCAAGGCACATTGGTCCAAGACTTAGGTAATTTATTGGCTCTTGAAAACACTATAGTGAATTTCTTATCGATCTTCTTAATACCTACTTTAACCAAGTTAAGTTTGTTAGCACGCTTATCAGGATACTTAACACCATAGATAAATTCAGACAAAGTACCATTAGGTTTCCAGAAAGGAAACTTCTCCAACATCTGCTCACTAAAAGATTTATTCGGTGATACACCTAGTAGCCTAGCGACATGTCTAGGAAATCTATAACCTGATTCTCTATCACCAAGCATTTTAACTTTAAAGGCCTCTTTCCAAGGTATAGCTGAATTCTTAGGTTTAGCATGCTTAAGAAAATCTTCACCTAATCTACCAAAATATTGAGTAAACTCTTTAAGAATCGGAACACGTAATTCCAAATGCTCACTCATTATCTTAGCTATCTTCTGAAAATCTGCAGGAGTGACGATCCTATCATAGTTTTTAGACATTTTGGCTAAAACATCTCTAGTACCTTTGTCTAAAAAGTATAGTTCTTCCATGATATCATCACCAGGTTGCAGCCCTTTGTTAAAGATATCTCTTACATTTTTTCTTAAAGTTTGCAACTCAGCAAATATCTCAGGGTCACGCTTATACTTAGCGGCTTGAGCTGAAATTTGAGCAAGTATATTATCCCTGTCTGAAGTCTTAACTACTAAAGTATTACCTTCTTTACCCAATATCTTGGCGAGTTTTGCTTCAACACTTAGAATACCTGTCTTCTCGCCAGCGCCGTATCGTTTGTATTAACTTAGGGGCGTTAACCCTAAGCAATTAATCAACAACATAGAAATCTGGCATATTTTCTGATTTAAGTTTATAACGCATGGTACTCCTTGAGACACTATGGGCATTTGCTGCTTCCATAATACTTTCAAATGTACCTAATGGTGTACAAACTTTTTTAGAATTATTGCACTGATTTCTGCTAGAATTTACTTGTTTTGGAGGGTCTAAATAATAAAACTCATCCGGGTTCTCTTTACACCGTCTGGCAATCTGCTTATTCGAAATTCCATGTGCTTTTGCAGCAGCCCCTACATAACCAAAATAGCCCAAGGGTGTTTTTATCCTTCTAGCCATACCATGGTTGGAACCACTAGCTGCAATAATTTTTCTAGTATCTCCAATATCTATAAAGCCTTCTGTTTTTCTTCTAAGTATATCTTGGAAAGTGCTTTCAGGTATATTGTGTGCAGCTGCAGCATCTCTGTAAGAATTAAATAAACCTAACGGTGTTTTAACTATAAAACTCATCCCCTTTGTATACATAGCTTTCTCAGATATCGCTTTAACATTTTTCGGAGGAACATAATTAGATTTATTAGCATTCATCATAAAGAATGCCATTGCCATTTCAAAATTATTATGAATTTTATATAGCAGCCAGTGTGCTAGATAATGTTGCCTACCCGTAAGATATACTAGATTATCTAGAGAATTATCACCACCTAAAGATTTAGGTATTATATGATGACGCTCATGACCAGGTAAAATTGGTCGACTTTTAAAACCATGCTTCGAAATTAATTGTTCATAGTGTAATTGATAATTCATATCCATTTCCTATATAGTTGAAGTTGAAAAATTCTATATGTTACCATATAGACTAGACTATATCATCATCCATCAAGGATGTCGGGCGCTTCGAACTCACTTGAGTCCTATGGATTTCATCATCTGTTCTAGATGGTATATCCTAGTC